CTGCCATCAGGGTAGATGATGTTCTTAGCGCCCTGACCATTGACGTTTAAGGTGCAAGGCCCAGTGTTAGCACTGGTTGCCTGAAACTGAATGGCAAGACCAGCCTGGTACGTTGTTGACAGACCAGAAAGCGAAACAACATAGGCATTGGTTGTGCCTGAATCTAAGGCATAGTTGCTGTAGGTCGATGCGTCATTAAGTGCCGTTGCAACCGTGCTGAAATCCGCATCCAGGTTGGCAAGCGGGATGGATGTCGTCGCCGTGGCAAATGTATTCGGGATTGTTACTGGCTTTGCCATCAGAACCTCGCTCTTAATTCATGTTCAAGCTGGAAGCCGTTGAAGGTAAATGCTGGTGCCGTGGATGTTACCGTCATGCCAAGGTATTTTCCATACATCTGAGCATCGTACTTCAGTAACTTGTACCCTTCTGTGAGTTGATATCCAGAAGAAACCCACTGTAACGTGCTTCCTGCGTTATTTGTCCACGCAATATTGTTAAAACTATTGTTTTGCCATGCAACCGCATTGCCAAGTGCAATCGATGTTGACGCTCTTGACTCACTATCAATCGAAATATTCAATTGACCGGCAACTGTGACCGGAAACGTCGCTTCAACACCAAGTTTGAGCGCTTGCTTGTCTCGAATCGGGTCTTTCAAGTCCCAAAGCGCTGTGACAACCTCAGTGGCAATATTTGCCGTCTGATCTTCGTACAGTCTATAGAATGCACCGCCTGATTCAACACCATAAGCGTTGATCAAACCGTTCACGGGTGATGAATTGATGTGCGTTAAGTTACCTTGATAGCTAATAAACCACTTGCGATCAAAGAATACGAGCTGCACACGCCTATAGGTGCCGTTATCGTTGTACCTAACGTTCCATGCAGACACCAGAATGTTGTAAATCAGGGTCTGGCAACCCGTTACCGTTGAACTGAAGTCAATATTCGGGAAGATGCCGTCAAGTGCATCGCTAATCTTGGTCGTTGTTGCACCAACAAGCGCGTAAACACCATACCGATTGATGAACAGAATGCTTCTAAAGTAGGCAAAGATGCCTAAAAAGAGTTCTGTACCAATCGAAGCGCTGATATTGGTGTTAGTAAAGAGCGTTTCACCAAGCGTATTGACTCGAACGTCTGAAAACACGTTGATGGACGACTCACCAAACACATACAAGAAGTTGTTAGCCGCAACAATCTGCGTGATATCGCCATACAGCGTTGCATCAACGAGCGTAATGTTGCCCGCAGAGATGCTTGTAAAGTCGTTATAGCTGTCTGCTGCCGTGTAATACACCGTTCTGCCATCAGCAATCCATACTCGACCTGAGAATGACTGAATTGATGTACCAGGTTGGCTAATGATGGTTGCTGTTGCAGTCGCTGCACCACTGGAAAAGGTAATTGTAGGCGCTGAGGTGTAGCCTGTACCTGGTTCAGTAATCGTAATCGCAGTGACAATGCCACCAGAGATCGTAGCTTCTGCGGTTGCTTGAACGCCGCCGGTTTGGTTGGGTGGCCCAATGGTTACGGTTGGTGCTGCTGAGTAGCCTGAACCGCCTGCGGTGACTTCAATGGTAGCAACCGAACCGACCCGAACGAGATTCGTCCCGTCGAACGTAGCGTATCCATAAGTTGTGTCAATGATGAGCACTCGCTCATTCTTCCATTGACTAATCTGAGTTCTTGTTCCGCTGAATGTCCCAGACGATGCCAGCGTAATGGGTGCGGTTGGCGTTTCCAGATTGACATACTGCGCACCTCCATTGGTGAAGAACGCAAACATGTAGGCAACACCGCCAATATTGGCTGGTGCCATGTAATGCACCGTGCCGCCCCAAGTGAAACTGGTACTACTGTATGTAACGCGCTTTTCTTTCGGGATGACCTTCAGGTTGGAATACCCGATAGGCATGACGTTTTCAATCCAGGCGAACTCATTTTCTTGAATGGCCGTACGATTGGCCTTGGTGTTAAGCCCTTTGAAATCCTTGGTTACGTGGTAGGACTTCTTTTGCTCAACTGCGGCCATGATTACTGGATCGAGTAAGGCGTTGGTAGACGACGGGTAAAGCTCGAGTTAATCGCTGCCAAGAGTTGCTTCTTGTACTCAGCATTAAAGATCTCTGCTTCACCGTAAGACTGTTCTTTGTACTTTGCTTTGTAAGCCGCATAAAACGCTACAGGCGAGGTGTATGGCTCTAAGATCACCTCAGTCTGCGAGTCTGATGTCAGCGGCACTGGCAACAGGATCGTATCGACCTCAATCACATAGACCTGATCAGGTACTGGGCCGAAGTAGATCTCATTCTGGCCGTAACGTGTGAACGCAATGGGTCTGCCTGTGTAGTTTTGCCAGAACCGCAACTCAGCATTGAACTGCGACCATGACATGTAGCGCAAAGGTATGCGTGTATTACCCCAATACAGATTGATATTGAGGATGTCCAGAATCTGTTCTGCCCATGAGGGCAGTGTCAGTGTGGAAATGTTAAGTGTTTCAACCGAGGTGGTGGTCGCACCAGTCAGGATATTGCGCAGGCAACCCGTGTCACGAACGACACGATGCCGAGCACCGTTGATGTAATCGGTTAGCTCGGTATCAGTCCAGAAGTTGCCAGCAGCATCATGCAGCAGTCGTCTAACTTCTGCGATATACCCTGAGTAGGTTGCCATTTATGCCTCATCGCTTGTCTGGGGCTGGACTTTGGCCCCGACTCGCCCACGGGGAGCGGGAGGGGCTACTCGTTCCACCAACACGGCTGATTGTTGGTCGGATTTTACTGGTGCGTCAGTAAAGGTGAACTCGGCAAGCCGAGCCATCGCTTTATCATGGTCGGTATTCATTTTCATCCAACCTAAACGCACCAAGTATTGATATTTGTTGTCGTCGCCATATCCAAAGATATGCCGCGCCACATAAGGTTCTATAGGAACGCTTTTACCTGGAGGAAACTCAAACCACTGATCGACATACTTGGCAACCAGTGGCTGAGAACCTTTGTTTGTGACAAAGATCATGCTTCTAAGATATCCCCGTAAACATATACATCCGCTGTTGCTGCCGCACCTTGAGCGGTGGTGAGCGATAAGTATAAGTTGGGTATGCTTGATTTCACCGTCGTACTTGCACTGCTTGTCGTACTAAGCGTGAGGTCAAGGAAAAGCGATGACGTTGTAAGCGAGGAGTAAGCCTGGGCCGCTGCAACAACCGCTGTGCCACCTTTGCTAGCAGCGGTATAAACGCCGCCAGCAGCCGTGGACAGAGAGACTGAAGCATTCGTCACCACGATACGTCGAAGAATGAACTTCGACGGATTGCTAAACATGGTGATCTGTTGATCAGCGGTGGAATTCATATTCGCGCCGATCAACTTCCCAAGCAGGATGCCTCCAAACTGCTGCGGCAATAGACTACCGACTTTGTTTGCATCCATGCTTTACTCCAATTACGAGTTGTAGGTGCCAGAAGCAGCCTGACCACCATTGACGGTCAAGAACAGTGCCGTGACAGTGCCTGAGGTCGAAACGATTTTCACGTTCTGACCATCAGAAACCATCATGCCACCGGTATTGGCTGCAATTACATCAGCCCA